GCGGCTATAAACTATAATAAACTATTGACTATATTTGGTTGTCCTCCGAAATATCCGCCAATCAAAAATGGTGACAAGGTTAAGATTGCTTATTTGAAATCTAACAAGTATGGGTTAGAGGAGTTGGCATTTCGTGGTGATTCTGATCCAGAAGAAATTATACAATTTGTCAAGGATTATTTTGATGCCAATGAATTATTTGTTTCGGAATTGGATGGCAAACTCAAAAACTTCTACGAGGCAATGAGGTGGGATTTCCCAACGGAGAATAAAAAAGTTGCACAAAAGTTTTTTTCGTTTTGATATTACAAGAAAATTTCGTATATTAGCATAAATTATTTACTAATCATTAAGGATTGTTGTTATGGAAAAATCAAAGTTGTTGAACTTTATCAGTAAATATCACTTGGGTAAACTGATTCAGTCTGTTGCTTGGAATGTAAATGGTGGGCTTTCTACTCGTTTTATTTCCGATGATAAATGTGTAGTTGGCGAAGTTAAGTTGAAAAGTTTTCAAGGTGATGATTGGAAGTTTGGTGTGTATAACACAGACTTGCTTGTAAGTCTTCTCGGTGTTCTTGGTAACACGGTAAACTTTCAAGTGAATGGTGCTGGTGATAAGGCATTCTCATTGACGATTGATGATAAATCAACTACTGTAAATTATATGTTGGCTGACCTTGCCGTTATTCCACCTGCACCAGACTTGAAAGAACTGCCAAATTTTGAATTGGATATTACAATTACAAAAGAATTTATTGATAAATTCATCAAGGCAAAGTCTGCTCTTTCGGATATTGAAAAGTTTACAGTATTGAAGAATGAAAAATTGAATAAGTATCAAATTGTTCTTGGTTATTCAAATACAAATTCAAACCGTATCTCTATTGATATTGATTGCAATGCAAATGGTGACATTGAACCAATCAGTTTCTCTGCAAAATACTTCAATGGTATTCTTGCTGCTAACAAAGACTTGAATGGTGGAACTCTTAAAGTTTCTTCAGAAGGTTTGGCAAAAGTTGAATTTGATATTGATGATTTTGAGGCAAAGTATTATTTAGTAAAGTTGGATAATAATTGATGAAAAAGTATTTCTATGAAAAGGGTGATGTTCTATCTTGGTCGTCAAACATCACATACGGCGAATTGGTAACTTATGATGATGCTAAGTTTTCCGAATGGATAGAAGAATTACGCATGAGGTTTCTGAAAGATTGGGATGAAAATGGTAAACCGCCACTTGTTGGCAGAACCGAAGAGGAGATTGTTCAATCATTCTCAAAGCTCCGTCAATTCAATACCTCAAAAATCTTTCATAGTCCAGAGAAAGGCAATGACGAAGATATAATCGGCGTCATTGCTAACTTCTCTAAAAACGGTTCTGCTGCTAATCAATTCTTTCCAACTATGTTGAAAACGAAGATTGCAAGTGGAACAAATGGTGAGACATCTAGATCAATCTATGATTTCTTTACCGATGAAATGAAAGATACTTTTCATCATGTTATGCGTAGAACACTTTACAATGACTCTATGTATTTGTATAGTAAATCTATTTCATCGAATCAAATTAAGAATCCTTATTTCCGAGAAGGTGAAACTCTACGAGATTTCTTTTTGGCATTCAAGAATGGTGATGGTAGATTTGATGGACAAGGTTTGCGTATATCAAAAATATCTTGCACACTTGAAACCTATAATAAAAAATATACAAAGTATCTTACTATTAAGGCAGACCAAATTCGTGAGTTTGTTAATGATGGAATACTTGATGCAAGTATGATATTTTATTTGGGTGATATAGATGAACTGTCTGATAACTTTATGATAAAGAAAGATGGTGAAGAACCGAGAGTAAATGTTTTCTTGGTTAGAGTTTATGAAAAGAGTGCTAAGTTATTTCCACAAGCATTTCAGATATTCCGAATTTCTTTCTCACAACCTGCTGTAAACTTTCCACCAATGACTGCAAAGTTTTTGTATGAACACTTTACAAGACACGTTCCAGCAAGTGAAATGGTTACAGTTTACGATCCAAGTGCGGGTTGGGGTGGAAGAATTTTAGGAGCAATGTCGGTGAGTAGACCGATTCATTATGTTGGAACGGACCCTAATACTGACAACTCTATTCCTGATTTGGGAATAACTCGTTATGAATACCTTGCAGACTTTTACTTGAAGTCTATTGGTGAAAAGGGTAGTTCACTTTCATCCAAATTCTTTGATGTAAGAGAAGACCACACATACGAAGTTTTCCAAGATGGATCGGAAACAATACAATTCAATTCTGATTTTCAAAAGTATAAAGGTAAATTAGATTTTGTTTTCACATCACCACCATATTTCAATCGTGAAATGTATTCCGATGATGATACGCAATCATACAAGGCACATGGAGAATATGCAGACTGGCGTGATAACTTTTTGAAACCAACATTGGAAACTGCCGTTGCTTATTTGAAAAATGACAGGTATCTTTGTTGGAACATTGCAAATATCAAAGTGTCTGCGAATAAAACTATACTACTTGAAGATGATTCCATAAACATTTTGAAATCATTGGGCATGGAATACAAAGGTAAGATGTGTATGTTAATGACAAAGATGATTGGAAATTCTGATCCAGAACGATTGGCAAATAAAGTTTTACATAATGGCGAGTGGTTTAAGCACGAGCCGATATTCGTTTTCTATAAACCTTAACATGAAACCTAACAGCGATAGTTTAAGTAAATTTTTTGATGTTGATCCGCTAGAAGTTCGTTTGTGGAAAGAGACCGGTGAATTTTTTGCAGGTAAAAGAGAATTGGACGATACAATAGATTGTGTCTTTCAGTATTACCGCAAACACGGTTATCCATATATGAAAATCACCGAACAAGAAAAACACGAACACATGAGAAAACTACAACAGTTTAATTATGATAGTATTTTCAAAGATGGTGATATAATTCAAACCATGAACGGGCTTCGATTAGCGTGGTCATACTTTCCACACGCGATGGAAGTTAAATGTGGAAACTCAAAGATGTCTCCAATGGATAACTTTTTGAATGACCAAACATTCAAAATGACAATACGCAAATGTTTGAAATGGTTGTCAAAACATTGGGGGAGTTCTTTCCAAGAGAATCGTCTTCGTCAATCACTTAAAATATATTCGGGTGTTCAAGGTGTTTCTAATTTCAGACCAACTGCTGCCGGCGTTATCTATAAAAAATATGGCGGTGACGGTGTGATGTGGGATATGTCTTGTGGTTGGGGTGGAAGATTGGTTGGTGCTCTTGCTTCACCTCATATTAAAACTTATATTGGAACAGAACCATCAACTAAAACTTTTGAAGGACTTTGTAAACTTCGTGATGACTTTGTATATCTTGGTAAAGATATTCAATTGCACATGATGGGTTCGGAAGATTACATACCACAAAAAGATAGTTTGGATTTGTGTTTTACTTCGCCACCATATTTCGATACTGAAAAATATGCAGATGAAGAAACCCAATCATATAATAAATTTCCAACCCGTGAAACTTGGGGTTCTGGATTTCTTCAATCAACTTTCCGTAATTGTTATCACGGATTAAAAATGGGTGGCTATATGTTAATAAACATAGCCAACACACCAAAGTATAAAGATTTGGAAGAAATGACTATCAAGTATGCCAACCTAGTTGGTTTCGATCACACCGATACTCTACAACTTATACTGTCTGCTGTAATGGGAGCCGGATATAAAAGAGAGCCAATCTTCGTATTTCAAAAAAATCGCTAGGATATTAGGCGAAAATTTCGTATATTAGACTTTGAATTTATTAACCAATAAGGTATGTTATGTTTAACGCTTCACACACAATTTGGAATGAGAAGTATCGCCCACATACACTTGACACTTATGTTGGCAACGATACCGTAAAAGCAACCTTTCAACAATATATTGATACAAATGATGTTCCTCACTTACTTCTTTACGGTGACGCTGGTAGTGGTAAAACCACACTTGCTAAGATTGTTGCAAATACTATTGCAAAAGACAACTACATTTACATCAATGCTTCAGACGAAAATTCAGTAGATACTGTTCGTGATAAAATTAAACAATTTGCTTCTTCAATTGGCTTTGGTGGATTGAAACTAATTATATTGGATGAATGTGATTACATGACACCGAATGCTCAAGCGGCACTTCGTAATGTAATCGAAACATTCAGTAAGACAACTAGTTTTATTTTGACTTGTAATTATGTAGATAAGATTATTGATCCAATTCAATCTCGTTGTCAAATCTTTAACATAGTTCCACCATCAAAGAAAGAAGTTGCACAACATCTTGTAAAGATTTTGAATGATGAAGGTGTAAAATATGAGAAAGATAATCTTGCAACAATTATCAATCAATCTTATCCAGATATTCGCCGTGTAATTAACACAACTCAAAGATGTGTTATCGGTGGTGTTTTGAAATTGGATGAAACAACTTTGGTTGAACACAATTATCTTTCATCTATTCTTGATGTTTTGAAATCAAATAAAAATAAAAAAGAAAAGTTCGATGGTATTCGTCAGTTACTCGCTGATAATCATGTGAGAGACTTCAATCAAATGTTTCGTTATTTGTATGATAATGTTGATACATTCGCAAATGGTTTCGTATCAACTATCATATTGATTATTGCTGAAGCACAATACAAAGACAGTTTTGTTGTAGACCATGAAATAAATGCCATGGCTATGTTTATTCAAATTATTATGGAAATTGACCAAAGGAGAAAATGATGGGTATTTATGACATCAATGGTGGTGGACAACCACCACAAGAACAACAACAAGTAAACATTGACTTAAATCAAGCAACTGATATTCAATGTTCAAATTGTGGTAACAAATTTTTTCACGAAGTAACATTCTTCAAAAAGATTTCTGCTCTACTTTCACCAACTGGACAAGAGGGAATTTTACCAATTCCAACTTATGCATGTTTAGAGTGTGGAAACATTAACGATGAATTTTTACCAAGTAAAAAACAACAACTAAACGGTTAAGGATTATCATGGCAAAAAGTTTATTTGATCATATTAAAGGTGTTACTTTCCGTAAAACAAAATGGGAAGAACTATCTGAAGAAGATGCAAAGTCATGGAGCAATTATATGATTGCCCGTTTCTTTTCAATGGAGCCAGAATTTGTTGAAGTGATAAATGAATTTCAAACCTATTCAAATGGAATACTATCTTCAAAAGATTACTATAAACTTTTGCTAGATATTCTACCAAAGAAATCTATCTTTCTGAAATACATAAAATCTAAACACAAAATGGAAATAGAACCACAAATTCTATCTACATTTTGTAATCATTTTGAATTGGGAAGAAATGAAGTATATGAGTATATTCGTTTTCTGAAAGAGAACAATCAGGATGAACTTATTAATATTTTGAAAAAGTATGGAACACCTGAAGCAGATATTACTAAATTTGAAAAACAATTAAAGAATATAAAATGAGGAATAAAATGTCAATTAAAGAAAGAGATTTGAGTGTAGCACCAATTGGTGTTGTTAAAGAAATGGAAGAAAAGTTTCCAGTGATGACTGCAGAATTTAAGAGAATACAAAATGCACAATACGAATTATTTTGTGCAAAACAGTCAAATTATGGTCCGGATAATATCTCTATGGGTTCGTCATTAGAAAGAGAAGAAGATAGAAAGTTATCACTTCAAGGATTGTTTTTCAGATTGAATGATAAAATTAACAGATACAAACAAATGATTATGTTCGGTTCAAAAGATGCAGTCGGTGAGAGTCTTGATGATACATTCAAAGATATTTCCGTTTACGGTATCATTGCACAACTCGTTCAGTCTGGCAAGTGGGGTAAATGATGCCCAACAGAAAAGTATCTTTTTCACAATATCAAATTTGGAAAGGTTGCCCTCATAGATGGAAACTGGCATACATAGATAAACTTGCAACTTATCAACCATCAACTGCTGCTCTATTTGGAACAGCAATGCATGAGGTATTGCAGGAGTATGTTAAGATAATCTATGAGAAATCAATCGTTGAGGCAAATAAACTTGAACTCAATGAAATGTTACAAAATGGTATCCGTGATGGGTATAAAAAATTACTTACCGAAAACAAAGATGTTCACTTTTCAAATGATAAAGAATTGAAAGAATACTATTCTGACGGTGTTCAAATTCTTAATTGGTTTAAGGCACATAGAGCGGATTTCTTTCAGAAGAAAGATTATGAATTGGTTGGTATTGAATTGCCTATAAACATTGTTCCACTTGAAACGCATCCTACGGTTAAACTAGTTGGGTTTTTGGATTTGGTTATTAGGAATACAAAGACTGGTGAGATATACATATATGATTTCAAAACTAGCACAAACGGTTGGAACAAATATGCAAAGGCAGATAAAGTAAAGACATCACAACTTGTTTTATACAAAACATATTATGCAAAACAATATGGTGTTAGTCCTGAAGAAATAAATGTTGAGTATTTAATTCTTCGTAGAAAGATTATGGAAGATGCCGAATACGAGGCAATGAAACAAAGAGTTCAAAGATTTGAACCATCCAATGGCAAAGTTTCTCAAAACAATATCAAGAAAGAAATTGCAGAATTTATTACCACAAACTTTACAGAAGAAGGTGAATATAGATTGGATGTAGTATATCCTGCCGAAGGTGGTAACGATTATTCAAATTGTAAGTATTGTGAGTTTAATAATAACGAAGAATTGTGTCCGAAAGAAAAAAGAAACATAATGCCATTCTAAAAATAAATCTACTATTTTCTATTGTTTTCTAAAATTGATACATATTTATATGTATATTTAACTAATAGAGAATGTTGTGGATGCAAAATCAAAATACTCAAGCATACAAATTCGTAATTCTATAAAAGAAGAATTGGCAATCTACTGTCAAGATAACGGATATAAATTAAGCGGATTAATAGAAAAACTTATATTAAATCATTTAACCGGAAGTTTAGGTGTTTCGTGAAAATAGCACAATTGGCAATCATTGACCTTTCTGTTTATAGGGGCATACATACATTCACCAAAAATATATCATCGCTCGGTAGCGTTGATACATTTTATTTTAATCCAAGTGAAACAAATAACTTCAAATCTGAGTATCAGAACTGCACAGATATTTCCGAAATGGAAATAGGTGAACTCAAAAATAAATTGGAAGGTTATGATATTGTTGTTTTGAACCTCAACAAATTTATCTACGATGTTGATGGTATCGAAAAAAGAAAACCAGAACACAAACAAAGATTGATTGACTTGGCAAAGATGTATTGTCATTTGAATACTATAACTGCATTCTTTGACCATGAGATATATCCGTATGAGGGCATGCACTTCAATACCATCTGTGTTCCCGCTTTCATAAAGTATAGTGATTATTACTTAACATATACGCCGTTCTTTGTGGATGCTCTCAAAGAGTATATCGGAATGAGAGGAACTTCTGGATATACTTTTCAAGTCGGTGGTTATATTGACATGAGTATCTATGACAAGTGGATTGAAAAATCATGGGTAGATAAAAAAGAATTACCATACATTTCAGAATGTGCTTACTATGCCAAATTTAAAGGTCATGGGAACTTCAAACCGATAGTAGAAACAATGGGTAAGATGGGATTGAAAGACCTGTCTGGAAAGAAATTGGTTCATATCGGAAACACTTACTCACCCGAAAATTATTTCAATCATGTAAAGATATTAGCAGAACACTCAAATGTTTCTCGTAAAACTTTTAGTGATACATTTCTTCCAGACTTTGATTTGGATCCAACTGTATTCAAAGTTTTCGATAACGATAAACCAATGGTGCTTGCAGGAACATATACGATGGAAAGTATGATGGACTTTTTATCTGGTTGTAGATTTAGTATATCAACAACAAATACAAAAGTGCCATTCTTTGGGATGTTTATTACACCAAGATTTGAATATGCTCAAATAGAAAAGAACTTAATGACTATTCCAATATATGATAAAACATATATTGATTTGTTTAAGGGAACAGAATTTGCTGAATTAGTTTTGTCTTATGATATAAATGATTTGGAAAATTCGTTAAAAAGTCTTATATTAGACATGCAAAGATTAGAACAAGATGAAGAAGAATATAACAGACGAAGATTGAGACTCATACGATTAACCAGAGACATGAATAAACTTGATAACTTTACGCGTGATATGAA